ACAAAACCTGCAACATCAACAAACCTCGCTGCAATAGACAGTGGGGTTTTCTTATTGTTTACATCATCTAGTTCTGGGTGAGGATCATATGCTACTGTCTCTTCAAACTCGTCTACTATCAAGTCAACTAGTGTAGCAGTAGGTAGAACTATCTGTCTCTTTTTCTCATTCAAATATACTTCATGCTCATAGTTATTTACTGGATATCTAGATTGTTCTGCAGATTTTACAGTTCCATCAGGCATTACAGTTCTAAATGAATCTAATACCTCTATACCTTTCTTTGTAATTATAGTATCACCGTCTGTTATTTCATTAGTTTCATAATGATGGACTGCCTCTTCATTTGCATACTTTTCTAGGACATATGCGTAAAGATCTTCATTGTTTTTTGGCCATTGCTCATAAAAATCTATTATATTGTTTACTAATAGTATAACCCAGTCAAGTTTAGAATCTCCATACAAAATATTTGCTAAAGATGATGGTGTATCTGTATCTTTGATTGAGTATGCTTCAAACGCAGTTACATACTGATCTAGATCTTCTCTAACTTTTACTCTACGAAAAATATTTTTTACTAAACGATATCTGTATGGTTCATCTTGGTTGACACCTTCACCTACATATGTGTTTGGGAAATAAGAAAAATATGCTGTCATTAGAAACCTGCCATTAAATCTGCTTGACTGAGAAGTTTTGTTTCAGTAAATGCCATATCTATTTGAATCACTGGAACTGATATTGCTCCACCGATTGCAGTTATATCTTTGAAGGATGTATACTGACCATCAGGTGTGTAGTTTACTGCCATGTTGGTACACACAGAGTCTGCTACTTTGAAATGCATATTGCTTGATGATAGTACAGAACCTTCTGTTGCTTGAGGATTCATTCTTACAAACTTTATTTGAAACTTATCAGGCACTTCAAAAAATCTAGCACTCGTTACGTTTGTTCCTACGGTTGCTGATATTTGTTTGTTAAGTTCTTCTCTTGCATTCGCTGCTTTTTCGTTTGCTTGATCTGTTTTTTTGTCACCTGTTGGTGTCTGAGGAAAATTGAATAGTTCTTGTGCTCCTCCTGATGCAATCCTAGGTGCGGTACCAGTTTTTAAATATGTTACTATCTCTCTAATCATTTGTGCTTCTTTCATTGACCTTGCAAATAACTTAAAAGAAAAGTTATGAGTTCTAAATGCCATGGAGTTGAATATCTGTTCTGAGAATGGGTTGAATACTTTACCCAATGAGACTGCTGCCAAAGCATCAGCACTAACAGCACCTCCAGAACCTGCTAGGTTATTCAACTGACTAGTAACACCTGCTATCATTTTACCTGCTGCAGAGGGTAGTGCTGCTGATGCAGTTTGTTGAATATTAGTTGCTACACTATCAAAACTTCCTGCTCCATTCATCCCTTCACTTATCATGGTAGATGCCATCACACCTCCAATACCCATATCAACTTTACTATATGATGCTTGATATGCTGTTTGTATTGCTTTTGGCATTGCAAGATAGACTTTAGATGCGTTTGGAATCTTCTTTGCTGCACTATTTGGAACGTTTAAACCTTTATATCCTGTTGATTTGTCATCATAGTTTATTCTAAATCTCTCAAACATCACATAGTCTACACCTTCAGATGGATACTGCTCATCTTTGGTGTCTGGTGCCACTGGATTTAATGGGTATCTTAAAATCGCCACTACTTTACTAAATACTATGTGAATCTATATTATATTTATGAGGTATCAAGGAAAATATCGACCTTCTTATCCTAAAAAGTATAAAGGTGACCCCAGTAACATTATTTATAGGTCCTCTTGGGAATATAAGTTTATGAAATGGTGTGACTACACCACGTCTGTACAAGAATGGGGTAGTGAGGAGATTATCATTCCTTATATTTCACCTGTTGATGGTAAACGTCATCGATACTTTCCAGATTTTTATGTCAAAATTCAGAACAGAAAGTATTTAGTAGAAGTTAAACCATTTAAACAAACCCTTGAACCTAAGACACAAAAAAGAAACACAAAGAGATATATAAATGAGGTTGTTACATATCATGTCAATAAAGCAAAGTGGAAAGCAGCAACTGAGTTTTGTAAAGATCACTCTTGGGAGTTTATGTTAATCACTGAAAAGGAACTTAAAGTCTAATGGCAATCCCTAATAAACAAAGTGCTAGAAAAATTGCACCTATGCATGGTGTAGATGGTTTTCTTAGCACAATGATCAAGAGTAGACAGAATACACCTGCTACACTGAATAAGTTTTCAGTTAGTTTTGCAACACCTCCTATACTAAGGCAAGGAGATGTTGGTGGTAATAGTTCTTCGTCTGTTACAACACTTGAGACAGGAACTGCTGCTCATCTGTTAGATTATTATGCAAATAGTGTCAGTCTGCCTAGTAGACAGGTTACTACTTCTCAGTTCCAACCTCCAGGTGCATCTGTAAAGTATGCAACAAACCAATCATTTAGTGAAATGAATATTGAGTTTACTATACCAAGAACTCAATATACTAGAGCAATATTTGAAACTTGGGTCAATAGAATAACACAGGACTCTAGTCAGTATGTTGATTTTTATGATAGATATTGTTCTCCTAGAGTGAGAGTATATAAGTGGGAAACATCTACATCAAATGTTCTCTCTGACCCTACACAAAACGTTGGAGAACTCACTGGTTGTTGGGAAATGAGAAACGTATATCCATATAATATTGGAACTATACAGTTAACTAACGAGCAAAACACTATCATGAGGTTACAGATAGGATTTTATTACGAAAGATATAGATTCTATGCTGCTGATGCTGTCACTGATCCAGGTCAAAACTTTGAGATTACCGTACCTGCAGGTCAAGGTGGTGGATATGATGCTACACTAGGACAAGAAGGTAGCACTGTTGCAAAAACATTCACTGTTGGTGGCATTGTTTACGACATTGAAACTAGAAGACCAATAAACCTTGTATAGATAGTACCTAAATAAAATATGACGTGAAATAATTTATGGCATTACCTAAGTTAAATGTACCTAAGTACAAATTGAAACTACCGTCAGACGGTAGAACAGTGAACTTCAGACCATTCCTTGTAAAAGAAGAGAAGTTACTATTGCTTGCTACTGAAACTGGCGAACAGTCAGATATCATTGAGGCAATCAAAAACATTATTATATCTTGTACGGATTTGACAACCGTAGAGGGGTTAGCAACCTTCGATATCGAATATCTTTTTCTTAATATCAGATGCAAATCTGTAGGAGAGACTGTAGATGTAGTTGTTACTTGCCCTGATGATAATGTGACAACTGTAAACGTATCTATTCCATTGGATACAATCAAAGTTAAAAAGACTAGAGGACATAAGGCAGAGATAAAATTATCTGATGAATGTTCTATAACAATGGGTTATCCTAGTCTGGACATGTTTGTCACCGCAAACTTTACTGATGAAGACGAAAACCGTGTTGATGAAGTTTTTAAAATGGCAGCGTCCTGTATAAAAACTATTCAAGACCCTAATCAAGTATATGTGTGTGCAGAAGTTCCTCCGAATGAGATCCAAGAGTTCTTTGACGACATGAACAGTGCACAGTTTGGTCTGGTTCAGAAGTTCTTTGATACCATGCCCAAGTTGACTCATACTATCAAGGTCACTAATCCAAACACAGGAAAAGAAAGTGACGTAGTGTTAGAAGGGTTAGCGTCTTTTTTCGCTTAGCTCTACTGCATACTAGTCTTCAATCTTATTATGAAGGGAACTTTGCATTGATGCACCACCATAAGTGGAACATTGAGCATATAGATAATCTCATGCCTTGGGAAAAGGAACTATATGTTGACATGTTAATCTCGTTCCTTAAAGAAGAAGAAAAACGCATGAAGGAGCAACAAAAGTAGTGGCAAAACTAGTGCCTTACAAACAAGTTAAGAGAAACGGTTCCAAGTCAGTGAAGGGAGCGTTGAAGAAGGCTGTGAATACTAATATATTCGCTGCAAATCAACTTGGTTCTACTCTTAATAGTGTTGGTAATATTACTACTGATCTAGTTAAAATATCAGAAGCGTTTAGAAAGACTAGAGTTAATGATGAAAAGGATGAACGTAGACAAAAGAGATTAGACAAAGATCAGGCAGCAGAGGATAGGCAGGAAGGTAAGAAGGTAGATGATTTTAATAAGAGTGGTAAAGATAAAGATA